GAAGGGCGCCGGACTACTCGACACTCTGAAAAACGCTTTTACGAATATCAAGGGCACCATCGGAGGTGTTACTGAGGCATTCCGTGAAATCAAACTGGTGGTAGGTGATTTCTTCACAGCACTTGCAAGCCTAGACGTTGCGGCTGCACTCAAGGCTTTTACAGGCTTTGGTGACCGTGTGGGTGCTGCCTATAACAAAGGTTTCAATGAAGCCACAGGCAAAAACCAAAAGGTCGTAGTTGAACAGGCTGTCAAGACCGCCGAACAAGCTGGCAAAGCTGCTGGTGCGGTTCCTGTGGTTACACCTACGACATCAGACAAGGAAAAGAAAGACAAAGAAAAGGCAGCCAAATCAGAGTTTGAGAAAGCCAAGGAAACACTCAAACTGTTACAAGATAGGCTGAAGACTGAACGCGAAACTACACTAGCACTTGCTGAACAGGCTGGCCTCACTGGTAATGCGCTCAAACTCCGTGTTGCAGAACTGGAAAAGGCAGACGTTGACACGGTACTGGCAAAAGCTAAAGAGCTTTTCAAGGTCGCAACAGACAAGGAAGGCAAGGCAGTATCTACGACGGTCGGACTAAACCCTGAAAAGGAACAGGTCGACCAGGTACTTAACGACTATAACAAGCTACTGGTCGATAAGATAAAGGTCGACATCAAGCTCAGAGATCCCAAGTTTTGGTTCCCTGAAGTACAGAAAACACTTGACCTGCTGTTTAGAGCACGTGCTGTGGCGCTTCCTATCGACGTCAATAAAACAGCGACTGTTTTACGCAAGGCAGCAAGCATACTAGGGTTTGATTTCCTAAAGATCAGCAAGAAAGAGTTTGACCTATCTGATGTACTGGCAGGGACTGCACAGACTGCGGCATCGGCTCTGACGTCTATAGATTGGGACAAGGTATTTGCCAAGCCTACAGAGGCATCAGAAGAGGCAACAAATAAAATTGTTGCTAACATAACGCAAGGCGTGACTAGTTATCAGGACGGCATAGATGAACTAGCAAAGAATTTGAAAGCACTACCTAGCGTGTTCAAGCTGGTAACTCAACAGCTCAACGCTGTCTTCCGTGAAACTACACAGAACAATATCAAGAGCCTAGCTGAGACAGCATCGCAGTTTCAAAAAGGCGCTAAGACAGCCGAAGATTTCTATAATGCACTTGCTACAACAGCAGGCACAGCATTCGCACAGATCCTGACTGAACAGGAAGATTATGGTAAGGCAAGCCTATTGCTGGCGTTGGACGTTCTCAACGCTCTGATACCTATCCTTGTGGCAGAAATCATCGGTAAATCGCTGGCAACAAATCCTGTTCTTGGTGCTGTGGTAGGAGCTGCTGCAACTGCAACGCTTCTGGGACTTGTCGCCGCCGCACGATCTGCTGTGGCAGGCTTCGCCGAAGGTGGTTACACTGGCGACGGTGGTAAGTATACGCCTGCAGGGGTTGTCCACAAGGGCGAATTTGTCATCAACAAAGAAAACACTCGCAAGTATCGAGGCATCTTGGAACAGATGAATGACGGCAAGTTCCCGCTGGCATTTCAGGCGCCGGTAGTTTCTACCGACGTGACGGGAGAAATGTCGGGTATGAGGCAAGAACTTGCTGCCATACGCAGGCGGCTGGACTCGATGCCGAACGGAATACAGGGACAGATGGCCGTCGCCGTGGACGTGGGCATGGACACATATTTGTATGAACGTAACAGATACCGCGCCGCTGTGCGTGGTTTGAGAGGTTAATATGGCAGGGAATAGTTCATGGCAGATGTGGCTGTACGCGGCCAACGAAGACACGTCTACGACGGCATACGATACCGTAGCTGCATCATCGCTGACGGCTCGCACAGGCTACGTAAACATCACGTCAGGATTCCCTGGCGGTTCGTGCCCTATCTTGGCACCGGCTGAAGATGCCGAATTCGAAACGTCTACATTAGTCGACATCGGAGGTGGCACCATCGGCACGGCGAACAGGCGCACGATCTGGACTGTCGAGTGCTGGCCGTTTCTGTTTGACGCGTCGACTACCGAAACCGACCTCGATGATTACTTCGCCTTATCTGATGGCATCAACGGCAAGAAATACCTGTGGGTTCGTTTCACGGCCGGATCACGGACAAGCCCGACGACATCGGGGCACGTATACCCTGTGGTTCTGGAATCTTGGCAAGGATCGCTCAATAAGGAATTCGGGAACCGTAACCTTACGTTAGTTCTCAAGCATCGTTTCCGCCAAGCATCGAGTTTGATATAATGGCTATCTACCGACTATCACGGACGCTTCCGAACGGCTGGCGTATACGTCTGGATCTTGTTCCCTACGATGAGAACCTAAACGGCACCGTAACGGCCCTTGGTGACGTTTGTTTGCTTGAACTTGGCTCACAGACGGCCGAATTTGAAACGCTGCCCTACGGGCTTGTAAAGCCCCAAACGCTGAACTTCAAACTGGCCTGGTCGATGCTGCCATCAGCCGTGCAGGATTACATCGAGGCATCGGTCGATCCGGCCGCACCGGACAAGTGCAACCTGTGGGTTCTATACTCCGACCGTGGCACTTCAGGCGCGACCTACACCGTCGAATATGCAGGCGTTGAAGACAACGTTGAAGCGGTGCAATTAGAGCCCCTTGATGACGGCTCCTATGGCTACAACGTCGAACTTGTCGACTATGTATTCCATGCCATGAAAACACTTACTGGCAACCAAGTATTTAATGGCAAAATAGGTGCACACCGTCCACCCGAAACAGAGGTGTTCCAGTTCCTGCTTCGTAACCTTGTCGGTAGGAATCAAAAGCATTTAAGCCCAGGGCGTGTGCTTGCTGATACGTTCGCAACGATCATGGGCTACATACGTACGGCAATGGGCACGCACATAAAAACAAACTATGCGCGTACTACCTTTGGCTCTTCGGGGTCACTCTTTGATTTTAACACGCTCGATAAACTAATCGAGGCGGCAATCGAACTGTACACGATGGGACTAGACAACGAACCGCGTACAATATCGACAGCCGTAACTTCCCAAACCTCGTACCTTACAACAAACATCAGCAAAGACTCTTATGGTGGAGCAACAATCGGTGGCCTTTACAGCCTAGGGGATAACTTCGCCTGGGGGCGCCGTGATGTTACAGTATACGACATCATTCGTGATCTCTGCGAAACACTTGGTGTTAAGGCTTCCTACAATTTCGAGGCTAAAACCCAAAGTGGCAATATCTACATTGATGCTAACTGGTATGTTAAGCGCATAGCATCGTCACTAGGCTACGCCAACAACGTAGACACGACCGACGCAACGCTATCCCTAAACCAGTCGCTGGCATTACCTACAATCATTAAGCGTGGGGATAACATCGCCAAGGCCGAATCACGATATGAGACGAGCCATCAAGAGGATGCAACCGAGATCGTACGACTTAAGAAAGGGGCTCGCTCTTCTCGGTCGATGAACATCGAGCCTATAATCCACAACGTGCCGGTATATCTAACAGATTACGACGACGAGAACGGACGCACCGAGGTATATAAGCAGACAAACCAGATACTGTTCAAAGCCAACAACGGATCGCTAGTCAAGGTACACGAAACCACGAAATACTGGTACGGCCCCAAGTCGACGCAATGGGTGAAGATCTCGAGTGCTGCATCGGACAAACCAGAATATCAAGACGACGAATCACAAGAAAAATACCGTGTCCAGCTGGCTGCTATGCAGGCTCAAACCTCGATGCCGGCGGCGCTGTGCTTGCTGCACTTGCACGTCTTTGCGGATGAGGACAACGCCACATGTGAAACCGAATGGAACTACACCAAATCAACGGCATTACTGCCATCGGCACTATGTGGCAGGCACACATTGACAGATTCGGTCGTCGATATTTTTGATTCGATTAACTGGGATTATGCACTGCCAACGTCCATATCCGTTGACTGGTTTGCTTCAACGTCTAAAATCAACTATTACGTGCTAGCACCGACAACATCTCAGGAACTAACGTAATGCCTATTAACGACCCAGTTAACAATCGCAAGATAGCACCGGCTTCGCTGGCATTCGAACGTCGTAGGCAGACATTCGGCACATACTATGCAGGCGAAGAAACTGATGGCGATGTCTACAATTACCAGTATTATATCGACTATAACTACAACGTAACGTTTAACAACATCGTCACTAAACAGTACCTGATAACACAGACCGATGCCAACATGAAGGCCATAGCCAACAGCGAGCATAGGTCAAAGCATTGGGTGGGTGATTACAAGCAGTCTTTCCAATGGGATCTAAACGGTAACTGGTCGTTCATGACGGACGTGTACACACCTGTTCCGTTTAACAATGAGTTCCTGCGGACGCAGGGCATTCAAAACGAATCACTAGACTATGACGACACCTGGTCATTCCGACCAACCGATCAGAACAAAGGCGTCTGGTGGGTGCATACGTACGTGCAGATCAGGTACTCGAACACGTCACAGATTGACGAAGCACGTCTTGCGTATTTCGTAAACGGTGTGATGTTTCGTATCATTGATATGGTCGACTATCACAACATGGGAGACGGGCCACACATCCGTGACGCTAGGCTGATGGGCGGGGCACACATCCCACTCCGTGCTGGTGACAAGCTCGAAGTTAAAATGATAGCAAGAACAGGCGGGCCATCGGAAGAGGGAGGTGTTCTGTTCCCGTCGTCCATCTATGCCTACATTACAGGCCATCGTGAGAACTGCGAACTGAACACAACGGGCAACACAGCCACAGCCGGCAACGGGTACGTCTTTTACAAGGGCGCCGAGCCTTAATAACTGAAACTAATCACAAGGAATTATTATGTCTTGCTTACCCAATACACCAGTAGCTGCCAATGTCTTATCAGCTACGAACTCCACAGATCACGGCTGGCAAAGCGTCGGCACGGTCATAACGACGGCATTGAGCCAATACTACCCAGTGGCGGCTGCAGTGGTTACGCTCAGTGGAGTTGCACAGACGACACAACAGCACGCCATCATCCGTCAAATCGAGTTTGAAGAGACGGCATCAAGCTCTGCTAACATCAAGAAATGCCCTCTGATTGTGCTGCTGTATAACTCGACAGCGCCGACGACGCCAACATCCGGTGCTGTCTACAACGGATCGACTACGAACCTACTCGGGGCGTTTACTATTGCTGATACAGATTATAAGCGCGTATCGGACACCGTTTGGATTGCTAGCATTAAACCAGACAAGTACGTTCGCACAGGCACGGTCTCGACAAGCTCGACGTTCTACGCTGTGGTGCTCTCAAACTCAGGGACTAGCGTAACCTTTGCCGCTGATGCTGCAGCGAGGCTTCGCCTGTTTACGGAGGCACTGACGGCATTATGAGAGAACACGTAGTGTTGTTTTTGCGAAGTCTTGAGATTCTGCTAACATTAGAAATGGAGCCTGTTCGCCGTTCTGAACTCCACAAAATGCACAAGGTGTGGACGGAACGGCTGAAGGCTTTACGATAGACAATAAGGTGACGGATTTGTCTGTTGTGAGTTAGCGATTACAAAGCCCGAAAAAATTTTTTCGGGTTTTTTATTTTTTGTTTGCATTGCAAATAAATACCCCGTAGATTGCACACAACAAACAACCACAGTATACACGGAGACGACGATGAACACAATCCAAACAAGCCAAGGTGTTAAAAACAGCATTTTTATGTGGGCTTTAGAAAGCAGTGTATTTGAAGCTATACTTGAGAACATTGCTGCACATTATGGTATTACAAAAGCAGAAGCATTTGATGAAATCACACACGATGAAGCTGAGAATTTGCTTGATTATGTAACTGGTAAAGAACGTGTAGCTGTTAGTGTTCTTGCACAGAAGTACGG